ATTCCTTTATTCCATATAGACTTGCTGTTCCTGTAATAAGTAAAGACCAGTAACCAAAAAATTTAAATCCATCTACAACATTTGCTGTTGGATAAACACTACTACCAAAGTGCATAACTAAATTACTTGATGTATTAGTTCCACTGTGATGAGTAGTTACAAAACTATATTTTGAACTATCTCCAAAATTATAGCAATATATATAACCTGTACTTCTATCTTCATTTCCTTGACCTGTACTATCTCCTGCTCTTGATAACCAAGAAGCACTTGTTGATTTTACCTCACTAAATGTACCAGTAGCATTCCCAAACTGCTCTGCATACTGATAACCCTCGTTAACATAAGAGCCACCTGTTCTTACTCTAGTTATAATTGTGTCATCAGGTTGTCCATTTGGTGTGCTATCAAAAGAATAAGTTATTAGATGAACATTATATTTACTCTCTTGCATATTTTCAAAATTTACTGCACTAACGCCACTAACAGATTGAGTTTCAATTAATTCTAATTGTCCATAGTTAGTGTATTTATCTGCTCTTGTTAGATCATAAATATCTTTAGGTGTAAAGATCCCTTTATTATTTCCAAAACTTTGTTCTGGTGCTTCTGGTATATATCCAAATTCACTCATTTAAACCACCCTGTACAATGTAAAAGTTCCACTTGCTATATTGCCTGTTGAATAAAATAAAGATACACCATCTACTGAACTACTTACTGTAAATACAAATCCACCTGGACTTCCATAAGAAGCATTTGAACTATCTACATTAGAATTTTCTGTTGTCATAAATGTATATTCTGAAGAATTATTAGCATTATAAATAGAAAAAATTCCATTAGTTGTTTCAGATGTTCCTGTTCCATTTGTGTGGCTTGTTATATTTACCCTATCTCCATTTGTACCTGCTAAATTTAAAAAAGCACCACCACTTTGCATATACTTCATAGCATAATCATAATTTGATGTGCTATTTGGTGTACCACTTTCAGTAAATCTTATTCTCAAATAAACATTATCTGACGCAGGTGCAACATTATTTAAAACTAATTGATAAACATCATCACTATCTATGCCTGTTAAGGTAACTGATGACACAGGACTACTTACTGTTTCTGTTGCTACTTGTACTAATTTACCTGCCATTAGCTATCAACTCTCAATCCATAAGTTTTTACTGTTAGTTGCTCTATACTTCCTGTATTTAAACAACATTGAAAACCTGTCATACTTGCAGTATTTTTTAAAACACCAATACTTTTTGTATTTCCATTACCATTTCCTGCATCAAATCCTGATGCTTGTGACATAGCAAAACTATATGATGAACTTGAAAATGGATTAAATACATAAGCTACTACTCCAATATTTTCAGCAGTATCACTACCATTAGCCCAACCTAGAATAATTTTATCAGTATTTGTAGCTCTACTTTCCCCAAAAGTTGTCCAACTATACATAAGTAATGCTGCTCTATCATACCCACTAGCAATAACACTTCCACTAGAGTTAATAAATTTTAAATATATATATGGATTTGCAGTTACATCTAAATCATTAATAACAATTTTGTATATATCAAAATCTGCTGAAAATACATCAGTAATATCTAAAGTAGATACTGTACCTGTTGTAGTAGTTTCATTAATTAATCTTAGGTTGCTCATATCTGTTTTACTCCATAGAGTTTTATATTGAAACTAGAAAAATTAGCACCTCCAGCACCAGTAAATCTAATTCCATCTACTGTACTTGCTTGTGGTAAAACCCCACCACCAAAATCTGCTACTGCCTCAGAAGGACTTGCATCTGCATCTGTATTTACATTATGAAATGAAATAAAACTGTACTTACTACTGTTCCCAAGATTATATAAATAACAGTAACCATTACTTGCTCCTACAGCATAATTACCTAATCCTAAAAAAGTACTAGCAGTATCTTTACTTTCAGCAAAAGAACCATTTGACTGACATTGTTGTTCAGCATATTGATAAACTCCTGCACTTTCTAACACACCACTTTCATAAAATCTCAATGCAGGTACTTGTTCTGAGGCATAATCAACATTGTTAAAAGTCATAAAATGTACATCATATTTATTTTCTTGTATAGAAGTAAAATCTACAAAAGATACTGCACTTGAATAAGTTTGTTCCTCAATAAGTTCTAATGAGCCACCCCAACTACCCTCTTTAGTTAATTGAAGTATTTCACTAGGTGTATATAAACCTGTATTCTTTTTTACATCATTTGGTTGTGTACCTAAGTAGGTCATTGTGATCCCTTAGGTTTGTCGTAAGAATGAAACTGTATAATCTGCACTTGAAGCGTCTGAACATAATCCCTGTAATATGTCGCCTGTTTCGAGTACTATCTTGCTATCTATTTGTATAGTTGTGCCGAATGGTAGTGAAACATCGTTTAAAATATTTCTTAATGTACCACCCGATTTAGTAATACTCAAATCAACAGTAACGTCTGAACTACTTGCATTGACATTAGAAATCAAAATTCCTATTGCTGTTTCTGTTGTACTACTAGGCACTGCGTCAATAATATCAGCCGTACTTGTTCCAAGTTGTCCTGCAACAGAATGTAATGTGTCAGCCATAATTTATTCCTTTCCTATGATAAAGCCAATACTAAACCTAATGATACACCACTAGGTGCTAAGGCAACAATATCGGCTACTGTTGTTTTCTTTAGGGCGTTACTGTCATCAGCGTCGCCAATTAAAACTATATCTGCTGACGCAACGGTTGCTGATGTAGCACTATTAGGTGCAATAGTTATATCAGCTGCACCAGAAGTAGCACCACCAGATAAACCGGAAGTCGCTGATGTATTGACTGCTGTAATATCGCCGTCGCCTATAAAACTTGTCCACGCTGATCCGTTATAAAACTGTAAAACATTGGTATCTTTTAAGAAACAAAATTGTCCCTCTATTGGACTTGTTATTTGTGCGTCCCTTGCTGTACTATCTGCAAAAATAGCAACAACTTGTTCCATAAAGTAATCGTTTACGTCTGCTGCTGTTAAAACTTCGCCTGTTGAAAATGTTTTAAATCCGTTTGCCATATTTTTAGTTTATCCTTTCTAATGTATATTTACTAATGTGTGTCATTAATAACCTAGTTTATCTGTGTCTAAAATACCAAATAACGTGTTATCTAGTCTAAAAAATGCTTGTACATCTGCATTAGATAACTGATATGTACTACTAAAAATATCTGGTGTAATGCTATAAGAAACACTATCAATGATTTCTAATGATGATATTTGGCTTGGCGATCCACTACCCGGTGGTGTTAACTCTACTTTTACTACGTCGCCTACATCTCTAGCTAATACTTTGTTTTGATTAGTTACACTAGCTTCGGTTAAATCAACTTGTAAGTTATCAAAACGTATTAAAGCGTCTTTATATTTACCAAGTAAGAAGTTTGCAGCTGCTAACACTTCTGTATCACTATCGTTATATAAACCTGTTCTTGACAATGATCTAACTAAATATTTAAGTTGGCTACCAGTATCTTGTACAGTTTGTGTAGATCCACTTAAACGTTCTAATGAAACAATATTATAAATCTCATTATCGTCATTAATATAATCTACTTTTAAGTAAGGTATATCTGCACCGTCATCACTAAACGTAGCACTAGGTGTACTAGGGAACGTTGTATGGCGTGATTTAAAGGTTAGCTTACCGTCCTTAGCTATAAACAATAGTCCGTTTTCTGACTGTTCTACGGTCTGTAAGACACCTAACGTATTAGCTGATAAACCACTAAGACTTTGCATATTAGATATACCTGTTTCAATATCTCTGTTAGATCCAAATTTAACGTTTGCGTTATCTAAAATATTATTTATTAACGTACCACTATCAGTACTACTAAAACTTGCATTTATTAATTCAGTATTTGCAATTTTCATAAATGCGTCTGACGCTTGAAAGTTAGCAAATGAGTTGTTTGCGTCTGGGTAGCTTAGGTTAATATCAGTTACAAAACCTACAAATAAGTCCTCATAGGTACTTCCACCGTCTGTTGTTGCGTCCACGTGTATTTCTATCATTGGTTCAATACCGGGGTAATAAGGACTTGATGTATTAGTATTTTCGTATTTTCTAGCGTTATTAAGCAACTGTACTGAACACGATCCAGTAATGAAGCTGTCTAAGTCCCTTGATCTACCACGATTAATAGTTACGCTTTGTACGTCACTTGTTACATCAGTAAGCGTTGTTGCACCACCTAATTTACCACTATCTAATACACCACGTACTAGATCGTCTAATGTAAATGTATCTGGTGTAAATCCAATGCGAACACGTACTGTTGGTGCTGCCATTATTCTATGGTTAGAACTCTATTTAACGCACCAGAAGTTCTATTGTATTGGCGTAATGCTTCAACTGTTTTTTGTGCAACCTCTTGTGGATTACCTGTATTACCACTTATATTAAAGGTATTATTCATTACAGCTTGTCCGACTTGTTTTTGCATTTGTTGTTGACCTGCAAGTAAACTGCTTACAGTATCTGCCGGGGATTTAACTGCTGGTGCTGTTAGTGAAGCTACTTTTTGTTCTGCTAATCCAAATGATACATTACCAAATTCACGTAATTTAGGTAGATCAATGTTTATACCAATCTTACCTAATACGCCACTAACCTTATCAACAAATCCGTTTATTGTTCTAATAAAGCTGTTCATACTGTTAATAACTCTATTAATCATATTTTCAAAATTTTTAGGTAAATTTTCCAAAAATGGTTTTAAAAATTTATCTACAATTTCTGTAAACTTTTTAAACGCTGGTGCTAATAAATTAAGTAGTAATGTAACAATCGTTATTATTGGTGGTGCTATTGCACTAAATAGTGAACCAACTGCACTTAGAAATGGTGCTACTGCTTTTACAGCTTCAACAAGTTCTGGCCCGATCTCTTGCACTAAATCCATTATTACTGGTAGTAATTGTTCTGCAATAGGTAACAATTCAGCACCCATAGTAACTTTTAGTTCTGTAAGTTGTGCTTTAGCTTCCCTTGATCTGTTAGCAAAACTTTCTTGCGTTCTGTTTAAGTCGCCCTGCTGTACTGTTGTTTTTTCTAATAATAATTCATACGTTGCTAATGCTTTTTCTTGTTTAGTTAATTCACTAGCAGCTGTTTTACCAGTCATAGTAAATGCTTTTTGTTGTACGTCAGCTTCCATTATGGCGATACCGTAGGTTTTCAAACTTTCTCTTTCGCCTAAAAGTGCCTTGGTAAATGCCTGCATAACTGGTTCTGCACCACCTTGTACGTTACTAAATGAAGCTACGTCCCCGGCAAGTGTTGCTAGTTTTTGTGATAAGTCTGCTGATCCGTCTGCTGTAAACTCAATACCTTGTAGAACTGCACCAGATTGTGTAAGTAGTCCCTCTAACTCAAATGCAGCTAAACCTGCTTTGTTTGCAAACTCATCAACGAAACCAGATAGTTTTGGCATTGCTTCGCCAAAGGTAGTTTCAAATGCAGATCGTGCTTCGTTAGCGTCTGAACCTAAATCTACTAATTCTTTACCTAAAGCTGCACCTGCTACCGTTGCAATACCTAAACCTGTACCAATAGCTTTACCGGCTTTACCTGCAAAACTACCTAGACCTTGTAAACGCTTTTGTACTTTTGTTAGATCATCAGTAAATTGTTTCGTTTTACCAATAATTGCTATTGATATTTTTTGTTCTCTTGCCATTACTTAATTGCCTTTACTAATGCGTCAAACATTCTATCGCTGTATGTTTGCATAATATTGTTTTGGTTACGTTCAATAGTTTTACCTGCAACATAACCACTTTTACCTGCTTTATAAAATGTACTATCGCCCTTATCGTATCTACTACCAGTCCATTTTCTATATGGGAACTTAGCACCCGGTCTTGAATATTTTAAATTACCAACTTGTTGTGCTGTTATTGCTCTAGTCTTACCACTTCCACGAACTGGTACGTACTGAAATCTACGACCACGTTCTAGTGATATTGCTGTTGGGTATCTATCACTTGTCTTTACGTTAACCTTTGCTTCTGTTCTAGTACCACTAGCTGTAAAACCCATTGCTGACTTATTAGCCATAGGAACTGGTTGTTTACGTGCTAATGGTCGTATATCTGATAATTGTTCTTTTGCTATCTCTCTATGAAACTTAGATAAAACTTTAAGTACGTCTTTTTGACCATATCGTGCTAGATCTTTTTTCAATTTAATAATCTCGCTATTATCAATAGCTATATCTGTAAATTTTGCTGTTCTAGCCATATTAATTATCGTACTTTTTGTTTATAACTCTTAACAATGCGTCAAACATATCCATATCAAGTTCTAAAACCTCATTTGGACTTATACCTACTTCTAAACTAATTAAAGCTATAAGGTCTATAAATCCAGTTATACTTTTGGGTTATCACTTGCCCCGGATATATCTAAATCATCTACTTGATCTATCCAAGTATCGTAATCATCAGTAACGCCATTACGTTTAGCACCAAGCCACGCCAAATACAATAACCACTCGTACCTTTGTTCTTCTTGTAACCTAGATACTGGTATGTCAAACTTGCGTTCAAATTTAACTATATCGCCGGGTTTAATATTGACTTCTAACTTTGTGCCGTCGTTCATAACGACGATCATATTACCCATTACGAAGTCGCTCGTTGTATTTGTCCGGAAGTGGGGAACGAAACCGACATAGTCGCTAGTTCGCCTACTGCGTTAGCAATCGGTATGTGTTGATTTACAAGCACGTTACCAGAATAACTAGGGTTAGTTGCACTAACTGATCCACTTGTTGGTTTTACAACAAATGATGTTGTACTACCAAGTAATGGGAACAATGTTGCGTCCACTTCCGAAGCTGCGAAATCTTGCTGAAAATCTATTGATAAAGTTCCAGATTTTAAACCACCTGTTCTGGATTGGAACGTGTCCCCCATTGCAGTAGTCATAATTTCATCAGCTGTAATGTCTAATGTAACACTTGCTACGTGGTCTGATAAGTCCACGCTGTTTAATGTAACACTAGCGTCTGTTAAAACAAATTTTGCCAATGTGTACTCCTTTCAGTACTAATTGTATATATTATAAATGAATTGTAGTCTTGTTTGTTATTCTGTTTGTTACTTGCCAAAGATTTCTATAAACAATTTTTGTTCATTTGCTTTAAACCATTTGTTTAATTTAGTTTTACAATCATCACACGTATAATACCTTGTATTGGGTAAATATCTTTTTTGTTTATCCCAATATAGTTTTACCCATTGATCGCCACTTGTTGTTAACCTTTGGTCGTTATTATTTGCTACTATTGAATTTGAACAAGTTCTAGTTACTGGTATTGCACCGGAACATTTCCATAGTTTTTGATTTTTTGACATTTTTTAACACTCCTATTATTTTGTCTATTTTAAATTATACCACATTAAGTGGCTTATCTCAAATTGTCTATTCTATGCCGATAGTTGCGTGAATACCAAAACTTGGACTAGTTCCAGATATTGTATACGATAGTCGCCAATAATCATCAGTAACTGCACCTGCAACACTTTGAAAATCTGATCCTATTGCTGTTATATCTGTAAAGGTTATACGATCTGTTGGACTTGTAAAACTTCCGTTGTCATCTGATTGTAGTTTAAAAGTAATTGTTGGTGTTGATGTACCACTAACGCTATAACAATGTATAGCTACGTATGCTTTTTCAGCTGATGTTAAAGCACCTAATTGATACGCTGCACTATTTCCTGTTGCTGTTAAGTCGCTATCTAACGCAACTGTACCTCTTACAACAATATCTGATGATTGTGATTTAGATATTGTAAACGGTGCTAACTCGCCTACTGTACCAAACATTTGATAACTAAATAATGTTGACTTCATAAAGTAAGCTGTGTTACCTACACCTGCGTCTGGTATGGTTGTAACAACTAATTCGTTGCCTATGCTTGTACCAAGTAGTGCGTCTGGTAGGTTTGCCCCGGCTTCATAAAAACCGTCCATTGATAACGTACTATCTTTTAATCCACCTAAAAGTGATCTAAAACCACCACTATTAATTGTGGTTGCGTCTTGTTCTTCTGCTGTAATATCTAGGTTAACGCTAGTTATGTGACTTGATAGATCATAACCACCACTAAACACTTTGCCGTCATTAAAAACATATTTAGCCATTATCTACTTCTTCCCACGCCTCATTAATATCTGGTGTACTTTTATCATCTTTTTTATACGTACCGTCTTTTTTTCTAGCACGTCTTTTTTTAATTGTAGTAGGTTGTATGTGTCCACCTTTAATTAATGACTTAGCAATATTTTCATCATCAATAGTTATAGTGTCGCCCTTGACTTTATCCATAACTTTTTTATTACCAATTATCTTATATTTCGCCATTAGCTACCTTTCGTGTACACTTGTATTTCTAAATTAGCACCTACGCCGTCAACACCGTTTAAATTAACATCAGCTGCGTAATTGCTCATATTTACTACCCTTGCGTCTGTATCGCTTAGACCAAGTGTTTTATTATTATATATTATTTGTCGTATGCTTGATGATCCACTACCTGTAACAAATGCGTCTAATTTATCTTGTGCTGTTCTACTATCTGCACGTTGTACTGCAACTAACATATCAAATGTATAGAGGTCTGTTCCACGTTGCATTGCTAAATCAAACTCTATTGCACTTGGTATAAAGATTGCTACCGGGAAGTTTATAGCGTTATCTGGTACTGTGTCATAACAACGTATGCCACTTATGTTGCCAACAGTTGTTTTTAAACCGTCCCTAATCTCTGATAGTGTAGCCATTACGCCATACCATAAACTGTGCCTTTGCGAAATGGTGCAATCATACGTGTAATTTCTCTGTTTTGTTGTATATTTACTACACCGAAATCGCCGACACCTGCAACGCCCAATGGTGCGTTCCTCATTGCAAACAACTCACTAGCTAACATTAATGTAGCTTGTCTTATTTGCTCTGGCACACTTGCGTAACCCCAGTTAGCTGTAATTTCTGCCCTAGGTCTGTTGCTTGAAAAATCTAATGGCCATTCATTACTACCGTCGGATATTAATTCAATAATGTAGTAAGGATTGCCTGTTATACCACCAACTATACCGTTTATAGGTAGCACTTGGTAGTAATTACTTGCAACGGTAACTTCATACGTTCCGTCATCATCATCATCATATTTAACAACTAAACCTGTTGTTGTACTTATATCATCTACACGAAGTCTGTATGGATCGTTTGTAAAAAACTTTCTTGCCGAAGCTGATCCGTCTGCGTAGAAGTAACGACCACAAAATGTATCAATCTGCCTACTAGCTGCATTAATTGCGTCGTCTAGTAGATCATTGTCTTGACTATCGTCGTTTGGTATTCCAACAAACGCTTTTAATTCATTTTGAGTACAGTAGCCGTTAGTTATGGACATAGGTTATTTACCTTTTTTTCGGCCTTTACCTGTGCCACCTTTCATTTTTTTACCGTAACTTTTACCTTTTGGCATTGTTACTTTTTCTTTTCTACTTTTTTTTCGGCTTTAGGTTTTGCAGTTTTTGTTTCAACTTTTCCACCTGCTGCTTTAATAGCTTTTTTAACTTCCTCAGCACGTTTTGCCTTTCCGTAGATTTCATAATGCTTTAATTCTTTCTTTAAAGCGTCTATTAAACTTTTTTTATCTTTTGCCATAATGTTCTTTCTAAGGGTTTAGTGTGTCGGTTGCCCGACACACATAAACCAATTTAATTAAAAGGTTGGTGTAACCAATCCTGTTCCAGATATTTCTGAGATACCACTTGGATATCTTCCAGAAGCAAATGCGTTGTATCCATAAACAACCATTTTTGTTGTTAATGATCCAGCGTTTGTTTCTTCAAATTTTAGTTGGAAGATGTTATCTTCAAATAAAATCATATCATCTGTTTTCATAATAAGGATACTATCCTCATTTGTTCCTGTACCCTCGTTTGTAGGTATGTTAGCGTCGGTTATAACTGGAAGTCCTAAAAGATTTCCAACTACGTTACCGTAAGCTGCTGCTTCGCCAACACCTACTGCGTTGTCTGGGTTGTTACCAGCTGGAACTACTAACGGTCTGTTAGAACTGTCAAGTCCTGCTGTAATGAAACCCCAACGTCTTGGGTGCATAACAATAGCTGTTGCCGGTGCAAATCTGTTTGAGTTTACCTCTTGAATTGCGTCGGCTAATTTAGGATAAAGTTCAGCAACAGTTGGACTTGCGTCTGTATATGTTGTTGTATTTATTGATCCTACATTTTTTATTCCTAATGGTTGTCCGGAAGATCCAGAACCATTAATTAATAATGCGTCTAGCTTTGAGTAGTAAGCTGCAACAAGGTCGCCAAAAATGATGTTTTCTAAGCTAAAGCCCGGTTGTCCACCACGCTCTAATGCTTGTCTTGAAACATCTTGTTGACCTGCAACAGTATCAACGTTTACAGTCAATAGTGTATCGTCAATGTTAGTTTCTGATACGGCTGAGTTCTGTGTAGCTTGTTCTGCTGCTGTTGATCCAGTAGTAATTCTGGATACTTCTACTTTCATACCAAATGCTGGTAATGGTTTTTTAGGTACAGCGTTATATACTGCTGATCCTGCTCTTGCAATAGGTGCGTACTCATCAACTAAGTATTGTGGTACAACTAACCCTGTAAAAGCACCAGTTCCAACATCTCTAGCTTCAAACTCTTGGTGTTTGTTAAGTCTTTCTTGTGCTGAAAAATCGCCACTTTGTGAACGATAAGCGTCTGCCATAAAACTATGATCGCCGTCTTTACGGTACATATCTGGTTCTACAACCTCTACGACTGCTTCCCTTTCGCCCAAGTCATCATCTTCAACACCAAGTTCTTGTCTGCTTTCTTTAACTGCTTTAAGAGTTTCAGCTGCTTCTCTTGCTTCGTCTATTTTTACGTTTAAGTCCTTGATTTCAGCGTGAAGTTCTTTTGATCTATCAAATTTAGCGTCAAAATTTTCCCCTGCTTCTAATGTTTCAAGTTCTTCAACTAGACCGTCAAGTTCTGCAACTTTGCTATCTCTAGCTTCTTTTAATTTTTGCAATGTTTTTCCTTTGTGTCTTGTTTTTATACTTCTGCGTAAGGTGTAATTAATAAGTGTGATACACGGCTTTAATTACGGCGTTACGTCTTATTTGCGTATGTTATCCCTTTCAAGTTGCATTTTTAACAACTCTACTTTAGGATTACTACGCTTTTTATCAACGTCATCACTTTCAGCGACTTTATTAATAAAACTTTCTAAAACTTCTGTGGCTTGTTCGCCATTTCTTGCTTCTACTAATTCTTTGTGTAGGTTATCAAGTTCAACACCTCTAAGTTTTGCACCTGCCCAAGGATTAGCCGGGTAGGTTACAACTGATACATCAAATAATCTAGCTTCTGTAACTTCCCTGTTTTCTTCTCTTGCGTCAAAATCATCACGAATAGCTGCAAACGCAAATGACATTTCGTTTAGATCGCCACGTTTCATTGCACTAGCTATTTCTGCAACTGTTGGGTTTGACGGATCTAGTTCGGCTTTTACAAACAATCCGTAGTCATCTTCTTCTAATTCTAATGTACCACTTGATGTTCTAGCCAATGGGATACCGTCGTGATTTACTAAAAACCTTACGTCATCTTGTTCTTGTAATGTTTTCTTAAAAGCACCCGGTTTAATTGTTTCGGTGTATTGTCCTCTTTGATCTCTTACGCCGTAACCCTTGTTAAATACAGAAGCATACCCAGTAAACAACAATGTATCTTTATCATCATCATTACGTTGTTCTACTGCTGAAAATGTAAAACTTCTATTTTCGGTTTGTCTATCCATTTCTTTAAGAATAGTGTTGCGTTTTTGCATATCTATTGTTTGTGATATAGCAACTACTTTATCTATTTTGTCCATTAGCTTATACCTCTTTTTTTTCTGTTTTTCTACTTTTACATCTTTTTTATTTTTTGTTCTAGGTTCTAATTTACCGTCACTTACAAGCTGTGCAATTTTTCTATCTGCCCAGTCCCCTGCTTGTGTTGGATTAGTCCAAGGATTAGAACCCCACAACAAAAATGCCACGTCGGAAGCTCGCCAAGTATCTGGATCATTAGGATTACTTGCTTCTCTATCTAAGTCGGATAAGTGTCTTTTGTGCCACGCACCCATTCTTACAATTTTATCTATGCTTACATCTTCGCCATTAGCCATAGAACGTGCTTCACGTTTTGTTTTATCTGTAAGTCCGTCCCCAGCTTTGTTTAAATTATCTAAACCACGTTGTGCATTAGTTTGCATAAACTTTGGTGGCTTTCTATCTACTTCTCTTTTTTCTACGTCTTGATCTGTTGATTTTTCTTCTTTTTGTTTAGCTTCGTTAATTAATATTGCTTGTAATTGTTTTTCAGCTTCTTCGTGTGTTTTGTGACAACCCATTATAAAACCGTCATCAAGTTTTACAACGGCGTGTCCCTCACACTCTTTATTGTCCATTTGTATTTCGTATGGCATTAGTCTGGCCTTACTACTATTACATTTCCAGACGCACTAGAACCAATACAATACAATTCGTTGTCTTGTGGAATACGCATTGTTGTTGAAGCATTGTTTGCAAGTTCAAATCCTGTACTTGTTGTAACATTAGAACCACCTAAATATATAGACGAACCGTGTTCGTTATGTATGTATATTTGTTGATGAGAATTTACGCTATCTATAATTTTTGTTGCTGTTGTGTCGTTTACTGCAATACTTTCACTAATCATTTGGTAACTCGTTTGTTGGATCGTGTTCGTCTATACCTTGTGGTGTTGCAAGTGGATCTACTAGCCCACCTTGTAAACCTATATAAAACTTGTCGCCACCCTCATAAGGTTCTAGTTCCATTTTTGCCCTTGCTTCATTTGGTGTCATTACACCAGATGAAATAGCAACTTGAAATCCTCTAACCCTACTTAGTTGATCGCCACGTGCAAATTCGTCTGTATCTAATCTAACATATTGTTTACCCGGTAATAATGAACTAAAACCGTCCTCTATGCGTCTAATCCACGGAAGTAGTGTATGTCTTACAAATGCAAGTCCGTTACTTTCAATATTCGAATAAACGTTTGATCCGTCTTTAGATAACAGTAAATGTGCTGGTATTCTAAATACTCTTGCAATTTCATTAACTATCTGTTCACGTGCTTTTATTAGCTCGTCCCCTGCCGAAGCACTTATTGCTTTCCATTTTAAACCACCTGTAAGAACTGCTGGTTTTCTATTTCTTGAATGATTGTTTAACCAAGTTTCTTTTAACACATTAGCTTGTTCAGCTGTAAGTTCTCTATCTGTTTCTAAAACTGAACTTGGTGTACCACCTTGACCATAAAACTGTGCAATGTGTCTTTCCATTGCTAATGCAAGTCCATAAGTATTTCCATTTACTCTTAATGGACTAACACCAATAAGTTGTCCGGGATATGAATACCAAGTGAAATGTAGCATATTGTTTTTTGTAATCTTGCGTTCATCTTTGCCATTAGCGTTTGTAATAAAATAACATTTTTCGCCATACTGCATTTCTACTTTAATTTTGTCTGGGTGTACTGGTGTTAACGCTACTGGTCTGTTTTGTCTATCTCTATCTACTAAAACAAATGCGTTACCGTGCATTGCCATTGATGTAATGATTTCGTGCATAACTTGAAAGATTGTTTGGTTTGCATTTGGTGTTTCTAAAAACTTTGGTTTATCTGTAAATATTGTCTTTGCACTATCGTATCTAAGTGTTTTAACTGGTAATAACGCAATACTATCAGCTAATAATGAAATGGCACTAAATACTGTTGAAATGCCTAATGCTGATATTTCGTTTACTTTTTCCCCGGTGTAGTTATAAAGCCCACCTTCTCTGAGAGCTAAAAGGTCGGTCAAATTGCCCAACGCTGCGTCCCTGTTTTCTGTTCTTTTGAATAAACTCATCTAACTGTTAAATAACTTCCTAATATCATAAACGCACCTGCCACTATAAAAGCAAGTGATGTATTTAATGTATATACACCATAAATTATAAGTCCTGCACCTAATACTTCAGTTAGTGTTGTTATATAGTTTTTCATCTATCCTTTCCTTTGCTATTTTATAATTAACATCATTTAATTCAATACCTATAAATTCTACATTATTATCTATACAAGCTACACCTGTTGTTCCACTTCCCATAAAATTATCTAATACAACATCATTTGGTTTTGAAGCAATTTTTAATATTCTATCTGCTAAAGCTAGTGGCATTTGTGTTGGGTGTACTCTTTCTGCTTTTGGTATATTATGTGGCACATACCATACAGAAGTTAATGGATCATCAATACCACAATCAGTATTAAGGTAAATATTATCGCCTTTTGATAAATGGTAAATAATTTCATAATCTAAATGAAACCTAGATTTTGTACTATCAAAACTACCTGCATATTTCCAAATAATATAACTTTTAAAATCTAACTGTTGAAATGCGTTTGTAAATTCAAGCCAATGTGGTGTTCTAAGTTTTTTATTTGCTGTTTTACTTTTAATATTAAAAAATAATTGTCCACCGTCTTTTAATATTCTTTGATATTGTTCAAAAACTTCATCAATAAATTGTGAATATAATTTTAAAAATAATATATCTTTTTTGTCTGCTTTATATCCTGCACCAGAAATATCTTCATAAGGTGGACTTGTAACAATTAAATCAATAGAGTTATCTGGTAACTCTTTCATTACTTCTAAACAATCGCCATTGTATAATTTCATAAATTAATTATCGCTACTTCTGGTTCATCATCTAGTGGATCTGGTGCAGTTATTCTATCTAACATCATTACCATTGCAATACAGCTATCAATCTTTCTTTTTGATCTACCTTTAGATAATCGCCAACCCATATCGGTTGTTCGTTGTGCAGCTGACATAACTTGGTCTGTAAATGTTGGATCGCCATTATGTCTAACTTTATTATTTGCAATCAAGTCATAAGCATTGCCACACGCTGGTATCATTCTTGAATGTGTCTGTGGAAAGTTGACCATTGGTACACCTCTATCAAGCAATACTTGTGCTGAACGTTCAAAAAATGCTGGATCGTATGCTACTTCTTGAACCTTATACTTTTTCATTAGATCAACAACAAATGCCTCTATTTCTTGATAATCCATAAAGTTTTCGTCTTGTGGTAGCCATATCTTTGCTTGTGTGTAAATTACGTCATTTTCATCTTTTTGTCCGTACACTATGGCAACGCTATCGTGTCTTAATGCCATATCAATACCTACAAACAAAGGTCTATCTGGACTAAGTGTTAATTGTGTATCTTCACACGCTAACCATTGTTCTATCTCAATCCAACTTTCCTCATCTGTTCTAGTCCATTGATTTAAGTGATAACGTTGAAATTCGTTTATAGGTAATGATTTCATTCTACGTCTAAGGTTTTCTATTGGCCACCAATCATTAGGTATAGCCGGGTTTACTTTTTCCCAAATATCCTCATCTTTTGGATCATCTTCTTCATTTGCACCAATCCACTTAAAATAAAACTCTGGATCTTTTTGTTTACCTTTTTCTTTTAGAATGCCACGTTGATACATACGACCTGCCATACTATCTAAATCGTGACCTGCTGTTGTAATATTTAGCACTAAACCGTCTTTACGTTTTGCTGTGTTGTTTGATAAAACATAATGTACACGTTCTAAGTTAATATTATTCCATTCGTGTATCTCATCAGCTATAAAACAACTATTACGTCCACCGTCTGCTGTTCCTGCTTTTGCTGCAACTCTAAATGCTCTACCCGGTGCGTTTTTTACTTGTATTTCGTTTTCAAACGTTTCAACCATATCTCGTAAAAAGATACTTTCAGTACACATAGTTTTCATAGTTCCAAAAACTAGGTTTGCTTGTTCATAACTTGCAGCAGCTACGGCAACAAGTGGGGAAGTGACACCACTACCAAGTAGTTCATACATTCCTATTGCAGCTGCTAGTGCCGTTTTTCCATTTCCTTTCGGCAAGCCGATAAGAGCTTCTCTATATTTTCTTTCGCCATTATCTCGTATTTCATATAGATCGTATATGATTGCTTTTTGCCAATCATCAAGCGTAAATGGTTCGCCGTAAAAATCGCCCTCGCCGTGTACACAAAACTTTTCAATAAATTTAACAACTCTTGCACCTCTTGTTTCTGGTAAAGTAATCATTCTTCTACACACATTTTACAAATTATCTTGCTTTCGTCTGGATCATAGAATAGATCATAACATTGTTCACACATCAATATATATTCAACTGCACCTGCCATTACTCGCACCTTTCACATTTATACATACGACAATTTAAACACTTATTGTGATACCTTGCATAAAAATAACGACTGCAATTTTTACAAGGTTTTATATAATCACTTTGTTTGTTTGTTACCATTTTTTAATTTATCTAAAATAAATTCTTGTAATTGTTGGTGTTTTATACTTAGTTGCATTTTATCGTTTTCTTCTAATGATTTAACTAATATAATTACTATTTTTTCTAGTTCATCATCTGTAAGTACATTGTGCCAATCGTTTACAAAATCAATTAGTTTTTCTTTCATATTGTTCCTATTCTTCTTCTAAAACTAATAGACGTGGATCTACTAATTCTTTTTCTTCATCATCTGTTAAAAGCTGTTGAAGCTGTTTAAAACCCATTTGTGCTTCGCCAAACGCTATACCTAGTCTTTGTCTAGCTAATGGTGTTAATCCTAACTCTTGCTCTAATTTTAATACTTTTTCTTCTAATTTCAGCGTTAGCATAATTAATGGGTTTATTGTAGGTTGTCCCGTTGATCCGACTGATAATAAACCTTTATTGCCCATATTTTGTATAGTACGATTAGCACGTTCAACTTCGTCATAATATTGAAATAAACGATAAAATGCCGGGAAGTCAACTCGTTGTGCTGTACTAGCTAATTCACTATTCCAATATTCTTTCCAGTAGTTACGTGTTTTAGTTAACCACCTTGAATTAGGTTTTGGTGTTTCAAATGATTTACCACCTTGTATTACGTTCAATGAATTATCCCTATGCCCTGTAAGTTTATCTTTTTGTTTTGGTAATCTACCCCTTTTAGCCATTATAGACTTCCAATTAACTCGGCTTTTTGTCCTGTTAGATTTTGCCAACGGTCTATAATTACTTGGCAATATTCTGGATCTAATTCTAACATAAAGCAATTACGATTTAATTGTTCACAAGCTATTAATGTTGAACCACTACCACCAAAAACATCTAATACGTTTTCATTGTCAATAATATCTAAAACCCAAGTCATAACTTTTATTGGTTTAGCTGTTGGGTGTAATTTTTGTTCACTAGACCAATGATGTTGTAATATTCTTGTTTGTTTACCAAAATTAGTCCAAGCTAACTCAAATTCACTAAACGATAAATTTGGATTTTTTTTATCCCAACATAACCAATCATTGTTCACTGGTAATATATTTGCATAATAATTACCACCCCATACACACGAATATTTTGCGTAATCTAATAATGGTAAAATATCTGCTTTATTTTTATCCCAATCATTACCACGATAAAAGTCTTTTTTTCCACTACCTAATGTCTGATTGTTTGCGTCTATGCCGTATGGTGGATCAATTAAAAGTAAGTCTATCGTGTTGTGGTTAATTAAAAAATCTAAATGTTGTTTATTAGTTGCGTCCCCACATACAAGCGTATGATTGCCTAATTTGTATTTTTGACCAACTTTAATTTCTGTTGATCTTATTTCTGGTGCTTCATCTTCTATGACTTCTTGTTTTTTAACTAAAGCTAATAAATCTTTTTCATCAAATGATGTTGCTTCTAATAATTCTAAATCACTTGCAACTGATCCAAGCATATCTGCTAAAAAGTCCTCATCATACGTACCAAGGTCTGATGTACGATTATCAGCAAGTGCAAACGCTTTTGCCGTTAATTCATCATCATCAGTAAAAAGTACAGCTATTTTATCCCAACCAAGTTGTTTAGCTGCTGCAAGTTGATGATTACCAGATATAACCGTTCCGTCCTTAGTTGCAACGATTGGTTTACGTTGGCCAAACTTATCGTAGCTTTTTGCAACAGCTTCTACGTTACCTACTCTAGGATTGCCGTCAAGGTGTTGTAATTTATCTACCGGGTACGCTAATGGTTTTAGATCGTCTGCTATTTTATGTTTATCGGTCATAATATCCTTCGTATTTAAAATCTTACTTTAAACAACTATGTAACAACATACTACTACATAACACTACAAAACATTGATATTTAAAAACAACGCATAACTAAAAATTAGCTGTAATTTGGGTAGAAA